TTATACGAGTCTGCGGATCGCAGAAACGATGGAGTCTGTGTTCCAGCCTACGATCTCATTTGCATACCAAGACACATATGTGGGAACCATAGTATTTCCCCATGGACGAATGCCGAGGATCGGTTTTCCCATTCGGACGGATTCATCAATTTCATACTGCATCCATTCGCGGTAAGAAGTGTACATACCTGCAATGACGATTGTTATTTGAGAAGGCGCGATCTTCTGGGTAATCAGTCTCCTGATGTCATCGTTAGTAGCAGGTGTACCAGCTGGGAAAAGTGGTTTTTCACGTGGGGCAGAGTAATTGCGGTATGAAAAATAATTAGCGTTATCCAGGAACCTGACAAGTCTGTCATAGTCATCACCATATTTCCATGCATGACTGATAAATAATCTGTAATCGTATAAACTTGGCATTTTGCTCTCCTTTCAATAATTATGAGGTGATTAGATATGAAGTTTCGTAAAAAACCAGTAGTCGTTGATGCTTATCAAATCGATCATGAGGAAATAATTCATACGTTAGAAGGCGATATGAAAGCATCCCCGGGAGACTGGATCGTTACTGGTGTAAACGGGGAAAAATATCCCTGCAAGCCGGATATATTTGAAAAAACCTATGAGCGTGTTAAGTAGCATCCTGCGTTGAGTTACCCTTTTCCGCAGTGTTGATGCTTTTCCAATGGCGGTTTTCTGCAGACATGATCTCTTCCACATTTTTGATAAAAATATTATCAATAGTCTCATCGTTAGGATTATAGGGGAAGGACTGGGTCAAGTACAAATGCTTTTGATAGAGTAACATTTCGCAGGTGGAACGGTATTGGATCCAGTTTTCATGATACTTATATAATTTCGTGATGGATTCGATGATCACGATGATCGCACCCAGGAAACCAATGATTATAGGTATCAAATCACACAATGAGGTGTAACCGGACAGTAGAGGTATGAATGCAGCAAGAATGATTTCGGCTACCTGAAATTGCTTATATCTTCTTTGAGCATGCACTGATTTTTTATCATACCATTCAATCTGTGGATCAAGCCGAGTTGAAATATATTCGTTAATATCCATTTCATACCCTCCGTTTCTGCATTTGCTATAAAAACTCCATTAGCAGCAGCTCAAGCCCTATTTGACAAATCAAATCCAATTCGATATAATATACTTAACAAGAGAACCGAAAGCTGGGTGAAGTCCAGCCGCCGGCGAGAGTAATTTGCTAAAAGTAGCGCCTTATCTTACCAGGACAGGGGCGCTACTTTTTGTGTTTGCTGAGAGTAAAAACAAGAGTAACGATTGAACAGATCATGCTCACAAAGGCGAACAAATCGCTATATGTAACCATGTATACCAGCTCCTTCCTAAAAAGTCCGGAAGCTGGAGTATCGCCCCTTCGGTTCCCCGGGTAAGTATATTATATTTTCAAGGTTCGTTCTATAGTTTCTCCATCACCGCCAGGTGCGGTTCAAACATGATTACATATCCATCCAATTCAACATAGCATCCGTATTTTTCACGGTAGCATTCCAAAGCTTCTTGCAGAAATTCTTCTGAGACTTCTAGACACTCCGCCAGTTCGTGACGGTTATGGCAATGGTTACGGTATCCCAGGATGATCCCAGAGAGTCCGATCCGGCGATTGTAGGCCCATAAGCGGGCCGCGTATTCCTGTTTTCGATCAGAGACGGAACGCTGCTCTACGATACGACCAACAGTAGTATAGTAATGCCCAAGCTCTTCAGCCAAGACATCGGCTTTCTGGCGTTGGGTGGGGATATCTTTTCTGATAGCAATTCGGTGCCCCTTAATTCGTCCATCACTTAATGGAAGGGGTTTCTCTTTTACAGTAAGTCCGGCATTGTCCGCCTCAATCAGTAATTCTTCATAATTCACATAATCACCTCACTTAAAAGTTCGGATCATCCATCATGTCATCTTCGGCCTTACGGGCAGTATCGGTCCGATCGGAATCAGAGATATCAGTCCGGTCGTGGGCTGCATCTGGCATAAGGTAAAGCTGTTCTTCCTCCATCTTCTGAATTTTTAAAAGATTATTAGAATAATGGCTTACTTTGTTTAAATTGACATCATTTAAATCTTGAACATTAAAGAATAATTCATCTATCTGTTGTTCTCTTGGCGTTTTATTAAGAGTATAAAACAGATGAATAGTATTTTTTTTCGTATTAATTAAAACCATGTCAACTATTCGCCTAAGTACCTTCGCTTTTTCATTATATGACACATCGGGACTTTTAAAAAATTCTAAAATATTAAATGTTCGAGTTCCATCGGTATAATCAGCAAGATTATCTGGAGATATATCTTGAAGCGATTTACAAATTGCATCAAAAATTTGTGGGCTATGCTGCAAGCTTCGCCCTGTGATTTCAAAGGCAATACTATCTGCAGATATATATTTAGCATAGCAATCATCATTGGAGCTTTTCATAGGAACATCAAGTCCCATTAACCAAGCTTCACTGACATGAAGTGCGTTTGCGAGTACAAATAATTTAGCTTGACCTGGTTCAACTTTACCAGATACATACTGGCTCAAATCAACCTTTGTTAGTTTAGTGCCATATTTCTCGCAATATGGTTTTGCCAGATTTAAGACATCGACTTGTTTAAGATTTCGCAGTTGCATTATATGCTTTAATCTTTTGGCGGTAGTAGATACTTTCATTTAATCACCTCTAAGTAAAATATAACACATATTATACAAAAGTTCAACTGATAAAACTTTTAAATTTAAAAATGTTGAACTTTTTATTGACATAGATACTATGAAGCGTTATCATCAAAATAGTTCAATAAGTCGAACAAGGGAGGTGAAATAAATGTGCTTTGATTATAGTAAATTGCGCGGAAGAATTATAGAAAAGTTTGGAAATCAGTCCAAATTTGCCGTAGCAATGGGATGGTCTGAGCGGACAATGTCTTTAAAAATAACAGGAAAACGTTATTGGAAGCAACCAGAAATGTGTTTAGCTCTTACATTACTTGAACTTTCGGACAGTGATGTTGCGGAATATTTTTTTAAAACAAAAGTTCAAAATATTGAACCAAAGGAGGCACATACCAGTGAATGAATTAACCAGAATCACCATCACATCGATGGAAGCCGCAGAGTGGTGCGGAAAGAGACATACGGATTTATTGCGTGACATTCGTAAGTATGTACAGCAGTTAGGTGAAAGCAAAATTGCGTTTACCGATTTTTTCAAGGAATCTACATACGTTACCGATCAGAACAAAACGCTTCCGTGTTTTCTTGTTACGAAGAAAGGGTGCGAATTTATCGCCCACAAGATGACCGGTCAGAAAGGGACGGAATTTACAGCACGGTATATCAACCGTTTCCACGAAATGGAAGAAATGCCGCAGCGGTTGCTGACAGAGCATCCCGGCGAGGTTGCAAAGCTGATTCAGGCACTGGCAAGCCGGATGGATAAACAGGGCAGTGCCCCGTACAAGTCGGCGGAGATGGCGAAGATCATCTGCGAGCAGTACGGAATCCGTATTCCAACAGATTTTGTAAAAGTTCCAGAGTATGAGCAGTTGGCGTTGTTTGCAATAGAGAATGAAAAGAGAGAGTAAATCTCATCGAAAGGTTCAGAAAGTAGCTGATTACTTAGGAGTACCGATTGAACGCTTGTTGGAGTAGAGAGGAGGCGAGAATAATGCTTATTAAAGAAACAAGAAGTGCGGATATGGAACGGGACAACAAAGTTACAGTTCTTATTGACAGTAAGAATTCGTCAGATGCGTTAGAAGTGTATAAAGCAATTACGGCGGCGCTCCAAAAAGAGAACCGCCGCCGTAACAGGGATATTAGCTATAGAGTTATTTGCAGCGATACAAAAGAAAGGGGATGAAAATAAAAAGTTGTGGAGAATAGAAGAATTCATTGCTGAGTGTTTTGTTCCAGCTGTAATGGGGCTGATTGGTTCGTTTGTAGGGATGGCGATAGCGCACTGGTTAGGATTAATGTGAGCAGGGTAGAAATCACAGCAAGAATAATCGGTACAAGGATATGGCTAACGACATATTCCGTATTAAACCATTGCTTACTTTCAACCTCGGCGGCTCCAATGGAGTCCATGGTGAAGATGGTTTCATCTGTGATAGGAATAGGATTTCCCATATTATCTTGGGAGCCACCGATCTGGGTAAGGTATTTGTTGTATACAAGGGTTTCCAGAGAATCGGACAAATCAAAGCGTTTTGAAAATTTTTGCTTTAACCTTCCGAAAGATACAGAGTGATGAGAGTAGACAAATTTTAAAATTTTCATATCAGCTTTTGTAATGATCATATGAGGGAACTCCTTTATAAATACTCAGCTTATAGAAAGCCTGTAAATACAGTATAGATCAGAGAGGAGGGAAAAGCAAACGGAGTATGGAAGGGAAGGAGGCGAGAAACATGTTAACAGGATTGTTGATACTGGCATTGCTGATCACAGTGTCGAAGTGGATTGTATGGCGTATAAGCTTCATGGCGGTGCTTCTGTATTATGGAGAATGTGGTCAGGAGCTTCCTACGGCAGAGATGATCCGGAAGTACCAGACGAAAGCAGCATTGAAGTCGTTAGGGCTTGATGGTGGAGCTACGAGGAGGTGAGAACACGAAGAGAGTGAAGAAAATGGTACAAAACCTAGTCGTTACAGTGATATGTTCTCATGCATTTGAGTTCTTTATAAAACTGGGCCACGAGAACATATCGCTGTATGAGAAGACTTGCCTGTGGCTTCTTGTGTATTTATGTGTGGAAAAGATGTTGGAGTAAAAGCGATATGATCATAGAAAACATACTGATCCGATTGCTTCTGATGGGAAAAAAGAAAAAGTACTTTGATTTTGTGAAAATCAAAGGAAAGATATATAAGGTTTCGATTCAGCCATATGTATCGCCGGAAGAACTTTTTAAGAGAGCCGTAAATAGTGGAGTATTTACGACTGACGAGCTTAAAGAGGAAGCTTAGAAAGAGCCAGTGGGAAGGAGGTGAGAATTAAAACGATGGGAACAGGAATTTTTCTCGATTATGAAAAAGGGATTCTTCTGGTGAATGGAGAAAAAACAAATTGCCCGGTACGGGTAGTGTTAAAAACGGGTGATGGAAGAGATATGGCAAAACTCATGAATTATGAGAATCTGACACCCGAAAGTGCAGATTCTGTAACAGAAGTAACTGTAGATGTTCGTGGATTGCAGGATGTATCAAAATAAGAATCCCGCACAGAGATAAAAAATCTGTACGGGATGAGCATTAATAGTAATATTTGCAAGAACTCACGCGACCATCAGGGCCTTTTGCATAATTCAGTTCTTTGAGTGACAAGACATTGTCGTTTTCGTCCTGAAAAAAAGTACCTATCCATTCAGGATGAGCGAATTTTAAAGAGCATGCAATGTAGTTGCCATATTGATCAGAGGCTGGAGTTCCATCGAAAGTGACGGAAGGATATTTAAGAGACATGTATTGCATATAAATTTCCCCCTTTCTTACATACTCGGCTCTGGCCGGAGCCTGTAGTGAAAGTATAGGACAAGGGAGGGAGAAAAGCAATCATGAGAATATGGACAGGAAGGAGGAGAGAGACATGAAAACCATGGAGAGCATCCATATTGACTTATCCAAGAAGATTTTCCTTCTTAACGGAAGACCTATGGAAGATGTATCAGAACTGCATCTGGATTTTGAAAAAGGAGAATGGTCGCTGCAGGTAACAGAAACAGCAACGTATATCCATCAGGAACCAGATAGAAATCGCGGCATAACCTAAAGAGGGGTGGTGTGATGGAAATGAAAATCGTGAACCATATCAAGATCGATGGACAGGAATATCTGTTCGAGGAGCTTTCAGCAGAGCGGAAAAAGGACATAGCCTGTCTGATACAGGAGAATGCCATGAAGGCAGCAGGATACTGCAAAGTAACAAGAAAGGAGGCAGCAGGGTGAGATACAAGTGCGATAAGTGCGGAGACACGATCTATGTGGATCCGGGTGACGAGAGACTCTGCGATACCTGTGCGCAGAAAATCCGGATTAAATCGAAAGAACAGGAAAACTACTATGAGAGGTGGAGAAAAACATGGGGAAATGCTATTGCTTCGTGATCGATCAGCGGAAAGATCGGTTTGAACGGGCGAGGGAGAGAAGAAACCGCCGCCGGATCCGGGAGGCTCTGGCGGTGTGGAAAGCAGCGATACAGATTGTGTGGGCACTGGTTATTTTGATGATGACAGCGCTTGGAATTCTTGTCACTCTGCTGGCTGTGAGTAATCGTATAGGCGTCAGCTGTGTCGCAACAACATTTATTATGTTCGCAGTCGGCGGACCGATCGGCGAGGCGCTGATGGGCGGAAAAGAGTAAAAAAATAGGAGCTGTGGGGACAGCTCCAAGGTGCGTGTGCTACGCAAAAATCTCTACATACAGAGTAGCACAAAAGCACCGATAAAGCAAGGGTTTGACGAGTCTTTTCGGACTCGATTAAGGGATTAACTTTAGAGGTGTGGAATGTACAGAAGGATCATTTATAAAGCGGGAGCCACGAGGGAGATCATTAACTGTTATCCCAGAGGTATGAGAAAGGGAGTAGAGCATAACCTGCTGGGGAAAAAGACCAGTGAAGAGATGCAGGAGGCGAACCGAAGACAGGCGAGGAGAAAGCTGGAACGTCTGATCAATGCGAACTTTCGACCGGGTGACTGGCATATAACACTGACCTATCGGGGGAAGGCGAGTCCATCTCCGGAAGCAGCGAAGAAAGAACTGACGAATTTCCTTGAACGTTTGCGAAACCGCTTCCGGAAGTTTGGATACGAACTGAAGTACATAGTCGCAACCGAGTATGTGGCAAAACATATCCATCATCACATGATCGTGAATAACATCAACACCGGATCCGAGACAACAGCGGACATGGTACGGAAGTTATGGACGCAGAATGGACCGGAAGCGATCCGTGGAAATCCAAAATATGTCCAGTTGTACGATACGGGAGAGTATAGCCAGCTGGCGGACTATCTGATCAAAGAGACAGAGAGAAGCTTCAGACGGAAGGACAGTGCTGTGGGACAGAGATATTCCTGTTCCAGAAATCTGATCCAACCGAAGAAAACAACAAAGGACAAGCCTAATAAGACTTGGAAGAAGGAACCGAGACCGTCTCCGGGATACTACATCCTTCCAGACAGCCTGTATAACGGATTTGATATGCTGGGATATCCGTACCAGAGATACGTGGAGGTAAAGTTGAATCCCACAGATGCAGACTGGGAAACACAGAAGACCCCTTCGGGTACATGTCACAAAACCCGTTCACATAGCACAGCCCGCCGGAAACACCGGCGGGGAAAGGAGAAATAAATGTTTGAGAAATTCGGAGAATTTGATTCCTATGAGGAGATCAACCGCGCGGCGGCCGCGCAGTTAGCGGAAGGTGACGAGGAAGCCATCTATGCGATCGCGGAGGAGAACGGGATCGATCGAGAGGATGCAGAGGATTATATCGCCGGGGATGCGCCGGAGCTTGTGACCGCACTTATGGCGGCGAACGGGAAATTACAGGTCGAGGCGGCGGAACTGCAGCCCAAAGAGATTATGGCGGACTGGCTGGAGTATATCCGGATCCAGTGCTTCGAGGATGAAAAGATGAGGCTGGCGGTACGCCGGAAAGGGAAGAGCCTGAAGGAGTGCATCGGGAAGCTCGTGAAGTGGTCCTTAGAACATGACGAGAACGTGGACAAGGACATCATCAAGGCAGCAGGACTGCCAGAGTGGGCGCAGAAAGGCTGTAAGCTCGGGATCCCCGGCATGGGTACGGCAAAGCAGCTGATCAAAGACTATTATCTGGGAGGTGGAGAGGATGCTGGTGTATAAAGCGACAAAGGCTGATATGACCTGCACGATGGGAAATGGAACCTTCCAGTATGTGTTAGGGATCCCGGCTCATGCGGACAGTACGAAGTGCGGAAACCGCGGTCTCCACGCATGCGAGTATGTCTTGGACTGCTTCCGGTACTACAGTCTTGATGATCGGATCTTTAAGGCAGAGGCAGAAGGCCCCATCGATGAGGATGGGACAAACTCGCGGATCGCATGTGAGCAGCTGACACTTACACAGGAACTCACACGGCGGAATATCGTGGAGCACGCGATCATCTACATGGCACGTCATCCGGAACGCGAGTGGGAAATGGATCGGTATCGCATAAAGGCACAGAAAGAGAAAGCAGAGGGGAACGGTGCCGGGATCGTGATCGCCAGAGGAATTATGCCTATGGCCCGTGGAAAAAAGGGAGATGTGCTGGGATTCATTATGGAGGTGGATAGAGGCTGGTTTCTGGCCGTAGGTTGCTGTGAGATCGATGGCAGATACGGGAAAGAAGGAGTCTGGTACAGCATTACACCGGATGGACAGCTTGTGGAGGTATCGGGAGATGAAGATTAAACAGGGAAAGAGCCTGCCGATCCCGGAATGCACGCATAGAGGAAACCGGATCATCGCGGGAAGGACCACGGATCTCCTGATCCTCGACTGCTACAAGAACTGCTTACATGTGGGGCGCTATATGATGAATGTCGAAACCGGAGAATATGGAATCCTGCGGGGTGATATATACACTGAGGAGAAGCTCATGCGTGCATTTGAGAAGGACTACTGGTATGGCAGCATCAAGATCGATCTGGAAGATCAGGACGAGGAGATCATACAAGAGACGTTGCGATCCAAAATGAGATATGCAACGCAGAGTACCATATACCTGATCGATGAAGTGGAGAGAAAGTATCTGTCCGACAGGAGGTGGGAAAAGGAGCGGAGAAGAGAGCAGCGCATAAAAGACCTGATGGACAGTGTCCCCGAAGTCCCGGAAGGCTTTGAGGCGTGGGCGGCAGAAGCCGTATGGAAAAAGCCTTATCCGACATACAAAACCGATGATGAGTACACATGTCCATCCTGTGGGATAAAGATCGCACCGTCTATGATCAAGGGAGTACGTCACAATGACGTGGTCACCTGCGCATGCGGGAAAGACCTGCAGATCAAAAAGAGAGGAGAAAAAACAGAAAAGTGGAGCCGGGTGATGCTGATCCAGGAGACCACGGCCGGGCAGACAGTACTAAGGTATTTTGATATCCAATCAATTTTTAAGGGTAAATACCGCATTGCTTTATCTGAGGCGATCCGGATATTTGTATCGAAGATCAGCCTGTTTGGGGGACAACGTCTAAAGATTTATTATAAGCAGTGCGGGCGATACGATGATTACGATGACTATGAAGAGCGCAATCCTGCCAACCGCACGACAGGGGATTGTTATCTGTACCCGGCGGGGATCGAAGAAGCCTTAAAGGGCACAGACTATACCAATCTGGGACGGCTGCTCTCTCAGATGGCATCGGCCGGAATTGAGGCACGATACAATAAAATCATGATCTTGCACAATTGGCCAGATATGATCGGGCTTATAGAGTACCTGTTCAAGGGCAGATTTTACCGGCTCATGCAGGAAGAGCTCAGCTGCCACATGTGGTCAGACGGTACCTACCAAGGCAATCTGGATCTCAGGGGCAAGACGATCGAGGAGATCATGCGGATCGGAGACCGACAGAAGATCAACCGCCTCCGGAACCGGAACGGAGGAGAGCTTGAGAGAAGCTGGCTTGCATATGGGGACGAAACAGACGAGAGGATCTCCGATGCATTTCTGAAATTTGCTGGACAGGCAGGTCTGTATGAGAAAAATGCAGGATTTGCCCTTGGGAACATGTCGCCTGAACAGATCATGAACTACGTACAGAGGCAGCAGGATACAAGCTATCCGGGGAAATCAGCATCGGAAGTAATCACGCAGTGGAGAGACTATCTGGCGATGTGCAAAAGGCTGGGGAAGCGTACCAATGATGAGATGGTATACCGACCGAGAGAACTCAAGCGTCGGCATGATGAGGCCGTGGAAGCAATCCGAAAGCTGGACATGATTGAAGAGATGAAGCGCAATGCGGAAGCCAAAGAACGCCGCGCAAAGGAACTTAGAGAGAAATATCCAGGTGCGGAAGAAATCCTGGAAGAGATTGCTCCCAGATACGAGTACGAAAATGCCGAGTACAAGATCATCGTCCCGCGGCACCTCACTGACATTATGTCGGAAGGAAATGCCCTGCACCACTGCGTAGGAAGCACAGACCGATACTTTGAGCGGATCCGGGATCAGGAGACGTATATCTGCTTTCTGAGACGCCAGGAAGAGCCGGAACTGCCGTACTATACGATCGAGGTGGAGCCGGGAGGCACGATCCGCCAGCACCGGGGGATGTATGACGAGGAGCCGAATATTGAGGAGATCCGGGGATTCCTCCGTGAGTGGCAGAGAGTATTGAAAAAGCGCCTGCACAGTAAGGACTGGAAGCTGGCAGCAGAAAGCAAGGTTAAGCGAGAAAAGAATCTGGAAGAACTCAGAAAAGCAAATAATGAGCGTGTCTTAAAGGGACTCGCGGAAGATTTTATGGAGGCAGTGTAGAAGATGGAGATTGTAGAAAGAGAGAATAGTGAGGTTAAGACTACTGTTTCGTATAGAGAACTGAAAATCGCAATGGATTCCGAAATGGGAAAAGCTGCAGAGAGCTTTGTCCGGATCGGATATCTATTCAAGATGGCGAGGGACACAGATGTCCTTCAGGAATCCGGATACACATCGTATCTGGATTTTGCGCAAAAAGAATATGGGATGGACAAGTCCCAGGTGAGCCGGTTTATCAATATCCACACAAAGTTCTCTGATCCAGAAGATCCGACAAGATTAAATGAAAAGTATCAGGGGTTCGGATCCGCGAAGCTGGCGCTCATGCTGACACTTCCGGACACAATTATCGAAGAATTGACACCGACCTTTGCAAAGAGTGATATCCAGGCGGTAAAAGAAGAAATCGAAGCTGAAGGGAAGGTATCCGATCTGGAAATCATTGCGGAGCAGGCAGAGACTACAAAGGAGCCAGACGGGCAGCAGGACATCCTGCATCAGGTAGTGGATCAGATCCTTGACGGCGATCTCTATATGCGGATTAAGATCCGTCAGGCGCTCAAGTCAGCAAGGAAAGGTGCTCTAATCCAGGAGATCCTGGCACCGGCGGGGGAAGCAATGCACTCCGTCCGGATTAAAGGTGTGGGGAGGCTGATGCTGTCAGTCAAGGGACTGGATACAGAGATCGCACTGATCAATGTCCGGAGTGACAGCAAGGAGATGTACACATGGGAGACAGTGATCCGGGCGGTCGAAGATTACTGCACCAGCCATACGGACCCGGAACCAGAGAAGAAAACGGAAGTTGCACCGGTGCAACCGGAAAAGAAGCCTGAAAAGCGGAAGATATCCAAGGTGACGAAAGCCAAAGGACCAGAGAAACTGCCAAGCCGCTCGCGGAAAGAGCCCCAGGAGGAGGCACCGTCAGAGCAGACCGCCCCAGAAACTCCTACAACGCCTGTAGCCATCCATAGCACAGCGCCCGCCGGATTTGTGGGGTATGAGAAAGCTGAGGAGGGAAACAGGCAGCAGGAGTCAGCTCAGACAGCGGAACCCCAGCTGGAAGGACAGATGGAAATCGAACAGTTCCCGCAGTACCTGCCAGATACATACATTAAATGTCATGATGGCAGTGAGGTACAGGAAAGCGAAGCTGAACGGATCCGGGCGGAGTGGAGACGGCATGTGGAGAACATCTGCACACCGATACTGACTTATTTACGCCAGCATCCGGAACTCATCCAGAAAATCACGATCACAGAGGAGGGTATTGTCATTGAGTAATAGAGCGCTAAGCATGAATACAGTACATCCAAGCGTCGATCCGCTGGGCGGTATATATCCGGCAGAAATCGACAGGCTCAAAAACAAAATAAAGCTGGGAGATCGCATATCCGTAACCACGATGAAGGGATATGTAAACATAAATCCGGACAGTACAAAACCGGGGATCGCACACCGGTGGGGAACCGTGATCGCAAAGCATAAGCATCTGATCGTGTTGGAGTATCCGGGAGGACTTACAGAGGCTTTCCGATGGGCAGAAATTGCGGATAAGGCAGCGATATGAAGAACCTCTATATGCTGAAGAACATCCGGACAGGCGTCATAGAATATGACAATCTGTACGCGCAGGACGTACATGATCTGATCGGGATCAATAAAAGCTGCATAAGCAAATACGAAAAAAGCAAAAGCGTATATAACGGCACATGGCGGATCATGATGTCAAGCGGCACAGAGCTATGGACGGAGTATACCAGGGACGCATGGGACACATACCGGAAGCTGGTGCTCCGCGGCATGGCAAGAGCAGCAAGAAAAGGCTGGCGCAGCTACGCAGAGATGATCCGTCATGGAGCGATACAGACACAGGAGGCAGAGGACAATGGCAAAGAGCATCATACAGGCTCGGACAGGACCGGCTGACCGGGAGTGCTTCCTGTGCCGCGAGGAAGCGGAGAGGAATGGATATTATGGGGAATTGTGTCACACAGGTCTCCATAAGCACCACTTTGTATACGGGAGGTTCGGGGCGTACCGGAAGAAAGCGGAACATTATGGTCTGTGGGGATATGTCTGCGAAGCAAGGCATCATGAGCACGGACCGGAAGCGCCGCACTGCAATAGCAAGGTGGATGAGCACCTTAAAAGAGTCGCACAGCAGGCATTTGAGGAAAAGTATGGGCATGAGCGGTGGATGAAAGAATTTGGGAGAAATTATCTGGAGGAGTAAGCAATGAGATTAACAGAAAAGAAAGATAATGGCCATTGGATCTTAAAAGACGTGTCATGGGATGAGTTGAAGCCCGGAGTAGTGCTTACTAAGGAAATCTGGGAGAAGCTTTACGGGGCGCTCTGGAAGCTTAAAGACTATGAGGATACCGGGCTGATGCCGAATGAAGTAACAGCGCTGAATGTGGAGACACAGAAGGATGCGGAAGAGGCACTGAAAGAGATCCGGCGGTGGATCCCGGTGACGGAGAGACTTCCGGAACCAGAGACCTATATATTGGTTTCGTTTGACAATTTTACTCTCCCGGATATTGCGACCTATAGAGTTGATGATGACGGCAGCGGAGCATTTTACCAGGGCGATGAAGATTATACATATCTTTATGTGGGATTTTTTGTGAATGCATGGATGCCGTTGCCAGAGCCATACAGGGCAGAGGTAGAAGAAAATTAAGATTTGGAGGAGGTGGAATAGATGCTAAAAAGAGATAAGAGTGGAGATTGTATCTGCGAAAAGGATACATCGTATGTATGCCCGTATGGAGATAAGCATGGCACATGTTTCGGGTGTCCGCTGGGAGATGCAATAGATAATAGGCAACCAAAAGAGAATTGTTAAGATTTAACGGAGGAAGTGATTGCGTGGTAGCAGTACCTCTCGAATTGAAAGATGCACAGTCCTATATAAACAAATATCACAGGCATCATCAGGCAGCACACAGAGACAAATTCCGAATAGCAGCAATGCAAGATGATGAAATAGTTGGAGTTGTGCAAGTTGGAAGACCAGTATCAAGAGTCCTGGACGATGGTAAAACACTCGAGGTATTAAGATTATGCACAAATGGCACAAAGGATGTATGCAGCTTCCTGTATTCCAGAGCCGCAAGAATAGCAAAAGAAATGGGGTATCGCAGAATCATAACATATATTCTTTCATCAGAATCTGGAACGAGCCTTAAAGCATCAGGATGGGTCCTCGAAGCTGATGGGTGTGGTGGATCTGATTGGAATGTGCCGAGCAGGCCAAGAGAGGTTATTGCAACACAGATGAGTTTGTTTCCGGAAAAGCAGAAATATCCAATCGGAGAAAAGAAGCAGCGTTGGGTTAAGAAACTAAACTGAAATTAAGATTTGGAGGAGATTATGCTTATAGAAGGCTTCAAGGAAAGGAATGAGCACGCAGAGATAACGTATGTTGTCGCTACGTATAGTGCCATACACGATCGTTGGTATCCGTACAGTGAGTCAGAAAACATCGAAGAGGCACAAGAAAGATTGGAGAAGCTAAGCCAGAGAAGACATGGTAAATTTGCAATCTTTGAGAGGATAAGATCAGAGGTTATTACAAAATTGAATTAAGATTTGGAGGTATAGATGGATAAGAAAGAATATGAAGAGATAGAAAAGAATGCTAATATCCTGCAGCACAATGCAAGCATTAACTGCAATGCGGATATCCAAAAGGCTCAGAATTATTACAACGGATACCAGCAGGGGGTAGAGGATTTATTAAAGTACATAAGACAGCGCCGGTATTAAGATTTGGAGGAGGTGCAGACTATGAAATTGAAACCGTGTCGTTATTGTAGAGGAACGAACATAAAACTTGAAGCATGGCAAAGCGGCGGTTATATGTGTATGATTAAATGCAATAATCCAGATTGTCCTGTTCCTCCGGAAGGATATCCGACAGGTAGAGACCCTGAGAAAGTAAAAGAAGAGTGGAACAGAAGGTAGGACCAGTAAACTGAAATTTGAGTAAGGAGAACGGGATGGAAGTAAAGATAAGGCCGAGAAAGGCTACTGATCGGGGAGGCTACTACTGCATGCCACTGTACACCAATATCCAGCATGGGAAGCCGGGATGGAGAATCACACAGTGTCCGGAGTGTGGGGCGAAATGCTGGAGGATCCCACTGGCAGAAATCGCAGAGGAGCAGGGAGCCCGTGGATTGTGTACGATGTGTGCGCTTAAGAAGGGAGTGGGAGCATGAAGACGAAGAATGAGCATAGAGCGCTTAAGAATCTCGTGCATAGAAAACGGGAAGGCGAGTATGAAGCCATGATTGCGGATCCTCGCCCTAAGAGCTGGAGCGCCGCACACCGGGCATATGATGGCATGAATATGGGTTCGAGGCATAGAGAGGAGGGAGGTGAGACCGATGGACAAGGAAATTCTGAAGCAGTACATAGATGCCTGCGAGCAGGTAAAAGAAGCGAAGACAGCTCTGTCAAAGATTAAGAAAAGCAGGAAGAGAGTTGAACAGGATCGGGTAACAGGATCCTCACATGATTTTCCCTATACAGCGAAAAGCTTTCACATTGAAGGTCTGGCATACCCAACGATAAAAGATCCGGACGAGCTGGATCGGCGGGAAGCGATTCTTCTGGAACGGCTCAGACGGGCGGAAGAGATCAAGCAGCAGGTGGAACTTTGGATGCTTACTATCCCACAGAGAATGCAGAGAATCATCCGGTATAAGATTTTTGAGGATATGACATGGACCGAAGTCGCTAACCGTATGGGGCGCAATGCAACAGAGCTGAGCGTAAAGAAGGAATTTCAGCGGTTCATGGAAAGATAAGTTTGTCACGAATGTCACACATGTCACGAATGAAAATGTTATAGTGTACACTGAAGCCAAAGGCATACAGGCTGGCGGCTTCCTACACCTTCTTTTTCTAAAAAGTGTTTGAGTACCCCGGCGGCGGTTCTTATTCCGACCGCCGAACATCAGGACATCTCCCTGGACGGAAGGGAGCATGAGCCGTAAACCCGAGCTGCGAGTTCGATCCTCGGTGTCCTGCTTGTCGAGAAGAATTATAAACCAGGTGGACGGCGGAAACGCTATCCAGAGAGCACCTGCCGAAAGACAGGTGCTTTTCTTTTGCCCATTGACATGCGGCGCGCACGTCACCAGATGACAGACCTCCTTTAAGGGCTGCAATCGGCAATCCTTTATGGTGACGGCGGGATCGCATTAAAAAGCGAGGTGAGTCCGGATGACGAAAAAACAGAAGATCTTTGCGGATGAATATCTGATCGACCTGAATGCCACCCGGGCTTACAAGGTCGCTTACCCCAGAGTAAAGAATGATGAGGTTGCGAGGGTAAATGGAAGCAGATTGCTAACAAATGCTAACGTTGCAGCGTATATTGAAAAGCGCATGAAAGAGAGGCAGGAACGGACACAGATCACGCAGGACATGGTCGTCAGAGAACTGGCGGCGATTGCGTTTGCCAGGTTGACAGACTACGTCAATGTTAAAGGTGGGACGGTCAAGATCGAGGACACCAGCTCTTTGACGGAATATCAGGTCAAGGCACTTGCAGGGATCAAGCAAGGAAAAAATGGAATAGAGGTAAAACTAAACGATAAGCTGAAGGCAGCAGAGCTCTTAGGTCGACACCTGGGAATGTTCAAGGACAAGGTGGAGGTATCGGGATCCCTGGAGGCAGAGAAGTCGAAGCTGGATGATCTGCTGAAACAGATACGGGGTGATGGATAGTGAGCACAGAACGCCTTATTTTGTCGGAAAAATATAAAGCGTTTCTCAGGTGTGACGCGCCGGTAGAATTTTTGGAGGGAACGACAGCAGCAGGAAAGACAACAGTGGGACTGTTCAAGTTCATGCTGAAGGTGGCGGAGTCAAAGAAAAAATTGCACATACTCGCGGCAAAAGATACCGGAACCGCTGAGAAGAACATCATCAACAAGGATCTGGGGATAATTGATGATTTCGGGAGTCTGGCGGTTTATAACGGTAATGGAACGAAAGATGATAAGATTCCTCATATCCTTTTCCACACTCCAGGCGGTGACAAGATCATCTATGTCATGGGCTACGGAGATAAGAAGAAATGGCAGAAAGCCCTGGGCGGCCAGTACGGCTGCCTGTACATTGATGAGATCAACACAGCGGACATTGACTTTGTCCGAGAAGCGGCGATGCGATGTGACTACCTCATGGCAACATTAAACCCGGATGATCCATCGCTTGACATATACAAAGAGTACATTAACTGCAGCCGCCCGCTTCCAGAGTGGGAGGCGGAGACACCGCAGGAAATTAAAGATGAACTGAAGGAAGAACCAAAGCCCGGATGGGTCCATTGGTTCTTTTCTTTTACCCATAATTTAGGTTTGCCGAAGGAAAAGCTGGACAAGATCCTGGCGAATACGCCGAAGGGGACGAAGATCTGGAAGAATAAGATCCAGGGTCTTAGAGGAAAAGCGACCGGACTTGTGTTCGTGAACTTTGACCGGAAGAAACATGTTGTAACAGAAGAGTGGATCCGGCAGCAGATGAAAGCCGGAAAACTCGTGTGGAAGAAGTTCACGGTCGGAGTAGACACCGCCTACTCGTCAAAGTCTCCGGATACGATCGCCATGATCTTCCAGGGAATCACAGAAGATCGGCGATTGATCACGCTGGAGGAGCGTGTCTACAATAACGCTGATATGGAAAATCCGATCGCACCGAGTGACACGGCTGTGAAGCTGATCAACTTCCTGGAGCAGTGCCGTGAGAAGTGGGGACTGGCGAGAGATGTCTTTGTAGATAACGCCGATCAGGCAACAATCACGGAACTAAAGAAATACAAGCGGCTTCATAGCTGCCTGTATAACTTCTGGGACGCATACAAGAAACTGACGATCCTGGATCGTATTAAGCTACAGCTCGGATGGATCCAACAGGGATGCTATCTGGTGCGGGATGCTTGCACGGAGCATCTGGCAGAGCTTGAAAAATATAGTTGGAAAGAAGATAAGGATGAGCCGGAAGACCGGAACGACCATACGATCAACGCAAATCAGTATGCGTGGATTCCGTATAAGAACATGATCGGATTTGAGGAGGAATAGAAGTGGGGTGGATATCAAAGTTGAACGATAACATTACAAGAGGAATTCGAAGTTGGCTGAATGTCCAGGAGGCAAGCCCGACCGCGATTCAGATCCAGGAGATCATGGATTTTGAACTGTCTGCAATCCGCAATAGAATCTGGTACCGCGGAGATGGAAATGAGCTGGAGCAGTTGTACCAGCAGAGTGATGAGACAGCAGATCAGTATAAATTCTGGGCGTCAAAATGCACGCCGGGAATGGAGATGAGGAAGATCCATACAGGTCTTCCGTCTTTGATTGTAAGAGTGTTGACTGCGATCGTTCTGGCGGACATGAATGATTTTGAATTTAACGATGTCCAGCAGGAAGAAATCTGGAAGAGAATCGAAAAAGAAAATAAGTTCCGGAAAGCTTTTGAAGAGACACTAAAAGAAGCTTTGTACATCGGGGATGGGGCATACAAGGTAACGATTGATACATCGGTGAGCCAGTATCCGATTTTGGAATGGTATCCGGGAGAAAGAATCGAAATCACCCGGTCGAGAGGAAGAATTAGGGGGATTATATTTAAGACTCCGATCAAAGATCATAGAGGGGAATACACCTTATACGAATACTATGGATATGGGTATATTCGGAATGAGCTGTATAAAGGAAATACGTTGATAGACTTTAAAACAGTGGATGCGACAAAGAATCTCCATGATGTCCAGTTTGATAAGAAGGTGATCCTGGCAGTGCCGCTTAAGATATATGAAAATGCCAAGTGGAAAGGCCGCGGCGGTTCGATATTTGAAGGAAAGTTGGATAACTTCGATGCGTTTGATGAGGTATGGAGCCAGTGGATGCAGGCACTGAGAGAAGGAAGAGCTCATACCTATGTTCCGGACAGCTGCATTCCGAATGATCCGACTACCGGCAGGAAAATGAAACCTAATCCCTTCGATAACAGGTTTATTTCAGGTGGAGACAATATGGCGGAGGATGGTAAAAACCAGATCATCACGGTACAGCCTAATATTCCTCACGAGAGTTACTTGTCATCCTATATTACGGCGCTCGACCTTTGCCTGCAGGGCATTATCAGTCCGAGTACGCTTGGAATCGACACAAAGAAGCTGGATAATGCGGATGCACAGAGGGAAAAAGAGAAGACAACGCTGTATACGAGAAACGCAATTGTGGAAGCGTTACAAGAAACACTGCCGGAAGTGATCGGTGCCGCCGTCAATGCGTATTATATCCTTTTAAAACAGCCGCCGCAGGAAGTAAACGTAGACATTCCTTTTGGGGAATATGCGAACCCATCATTTGAGAGCCTGGTGGAAACCTTGGCGAAAGCAAGACCGGGAGTAATGCTTATGAGTGTAGAGGCACAGGTAGAAGAAATGTACGGAGATTCTCGCGATGACGAGTGGAAAAAAGAAGAAGTAAGCCGCCTGAAGGCAGAACAGGGAATTGTAGAGGTGGAAGAACCGGGAGTCAATATGGCTGCCGGTTCTTTTCGGGTAAATATGGGAGGAAATGGAAATGAAGGTAAAAATCATGAACCGAATGTACCGGATGAGCCGTGAGGAGTATCAGGGGCTTCTGAAGGTGGCGAGTGATCAGGTTCCATTTGGAGTGTATGCGGTTGAAAAAGACGGATATGCCGAGTTGAGAAATGATAAATGCCGGAGCGTGACTGAATTGAAAGCGCTCACCCGCGGTTTTAAATCGCAGGGGTTCCGGGTGCTGGCAAACAGGCAGGTGAATGCAGATGGCGGAGAAAAACGAGTATGACATTACAGAGGCTTTCCGAAAGATCGAGGCTGAGCTGATTGACTCCATGATGCGTAACATGGACCGGCACCGGGCAGAGGAGGATAAAGAAGGCTATGAGTGGACCATGTGGCAGACCGAGCAGCTGAAAGCACTGGAGAAGTACAAGAAGGAAAACCAGAAGAGATACTCCAAGCAGTTCAAGAGTATCAATGCACACATCGAAGCACTGATCCGGGAAGCGAGAGCGCGTGGGAACATGAATCAGGAGATCCGGATTCTGAAAGCAATCAAGAACGGATTTCAGGGAGCCAAAAAAGTCACACGCGGGGCAGCAGGAGAATTTTTCAAGCTTAATGATAGAAAACTCGATGCATTGATAAAAGCAACGGTATCGGACATGGAGAAGGCTGAGACAGCAATCCTGAGGAAAGCAAACGATGACTACCGGAAGGCGATTTACAGCGCACAGGTATACGCGAACACCGGGGCCGGAACCTATGAAAAAGCGGTGGACATGGCGACGCGGGACATGCTCTCCCGGGGATTGAGCTGCGTTACGTTTTCGAATGGTGCTCAACACACCTTGAAGGACTATGCAGACATGGCGATCCGCACCGCCAGCAAGCGGGCATACCTTCAGGGAGAAGGCGAGAAACGGCAGGAATGGGGAATCACGACTGTCATTCTGGCAAAGAGAGGCGGGAACCCGTGTCCGAAGTGCCTGCCGTTCGTGGGAAAGGTCCTAATCGATGATGTGTGGAGCGGCGGCCGGTCAGACGGTGTGGATCCGGAGACGGGAAAGCATTATCCGCTGATGAGCTATGCGATCGCTCATGGCCTGTACCATCCCCGGTGCAAAGATGCTCATACAACCTATTTTCTGGGCATCTCCACAGCAGATGATACCTGGACAGAAGAAGAGCTGGAAGAGGTGGGACTAAAGAACCAGGAAGAGGCCAAGGAGCAATATGCAAAACGTCAGGAGGAAAAGTACAGCCGATTGGCGCAGTACTCCTTAGATGCAGAAAACCGAAAGAAATACACAGAGAAAACTCAAGAGTGGCAAGCCATTCATTCTCAATTTGAGAGCAAAGCCGCAGGAAATTTAGGAGCACCGGACGACATCACTGCCGAGTGGACAGTGAAAGTCAGCCGATCTGGAGAAGTCACAGATCTGATGGAATATGTTACAGGCAAGGGAAAATACAAGGTAGATGGAAAGCAGGTACTTCTGGATTATACGGAACATGAGAGGCGAGTCGCCGAGAGGATAGCACAGCTATACGGAAAGCGTGTTCAGATGATACCGAGAGTTACATACCCACAGGGGATTTCAACACCGGATTTCAGGATAGATGGAATCGAATGGGATCTTAAGACGGTAAGCACGGCGGGCAAGAATGTTTTCTATAACGCAGTGAAAAAGAAAAAACGACAGGCGAACTGCTTTATTTTTGATGTGACGGAGTGCCCGCTGGATATGAACGAGATCAAGAGACAGATCAACGATCTGTTCCGATCAACGCACCTCACATTTATAGACAAGGTGGGGTTATACAAAGACGGAAAAATGATAGGAATCTATGAAAGAAAAAAATAAGAACTATTCGGCTGTACAATCCGCAAGGATTATGGGTACTGTGAATAGCTCTTATTTCTTTATAAGTATTTTACACCGCCGACAAGGACTTTTCAAGTAAAAAAATGAGTTGCACCGGTGCAACAGCAGGAGGTAGGCGTGAAAGAATATTATTATGAATTTATTGTCCCAGTTGTGATATCAATTGTAACAGTATTGGTAGTCCATGTATTATTGCCTCTGTAATGCAGGTTACGATAATAGGGCAGAGAACAGAGCATTTGAAGAATTCCCAAAATTCATGCAGACAGAATTCACTATATGATTTTCCCGGTTCCGTCAAATAAAATAAGTCGGGGCAGGTGTCGTAGGGAATTTCAACCAGTAAGTTGTCCTTTAGGTTTTTGACAACCAGGACCGCTTCTCCGTCGGTGCAGATTTTGAATTTTCGAGCGAGCTCGATACCAGAATAATATTTTCCCTGAACGGTTGGAGCTGTCTTGCAGGCAGATCGGAGTAGTTTGCGGGACCGTTTTGAAAGATACATAAGCTTCACCTCACATAATCGTATATGAAGAGTATAACACGCAGAAACAGTTGCGTGTTATTTTTATGCCCAAACGCGAGTATGGCGTTAAACTCTGCGCGGCCGGCGACACCGATGAAAATGGATGATAGGGAGACACCCTCAAAATGGAAAGGAGAAACCATATGAAAAAGAACAGATTTTCCATGAACTTACAGCTTTTCGCAGATCCGGCGGGTGGAACAGGAGAAGGTGCGGGAGGCACTGGAACTGGTCAGCAGAATCCGGCAGCAGGAACTGGACAGGGAACCGGTCAGCCAGGCGCATCGGCTCCGCAGATCGATTATGCCAGGATCCAGCAGATGCTTAATGGAACGCTGGCGGCAAAAGAGGACACGGCGCTGAAAGCTTACTTCAAACAGCAGGGACTTACTCAGGAAGAAGCCGAGAAAGCCATGGCAGCTTTTAAGGCAGAAAAAGCAAAGAACCAGCCGGACGTGGAAGCAATGCAGGCGCAGATCACAAGCCAGCAGGCGGCAACAAGGCAGGCGCAGATTGAATCAGCAGCGACATTGGCGGCAGTAACGCTGGGAATCAATGCGAAGACGATTCCGTATGTCTTAAAACTTGCGGATTTCAGTCAGGCAGTAGGAGAAGATGGAAAAATCAACACAGAAACCGTAAACAATGCGCTGAAGAAAGTACTGGAAGACGTTCCGGCGCTGAAACCGCAGACCGCAGGAGCATCCGGATTTGTCCAGGTGGGAGCATCCGGAGGTGATAATGGCGGACAGGCTGGAAGCCAGGCAGACCAGCTGGCGGCAATCTTCGGCAACGATAAGAAGTAGAAAGGAAACAGAATATGGCAGTTTATAGTTACGCAGAGACATTCGAACGGGAACTTGCACAGAAGTATGCAAGAGAGTTGACATCTTACGATTTAACTCTCTCGAACCCGGGAATTAAGTTTTTAAACGCACAGACGATCAAGATCCCGAGAATGACTGTATCCGGATACAAGGATCATAACCGCAACAGCATGGGATTCAACACAGGAACTATCACAAATGATTGGGAGCCGAAAAAGCTTGCCCATGACCGTGATATCGAGATTCCGATTGATCCGATGGATATCGATGAGACAAACCTGGTTCTGGAAGTTGCGAACATTCAGAATGTGTTCGAGACAGAGCAGGCGATCCCGGAAAAAGACAGCTATCGCTATTCCAAGCTGTACGCAGAGGCAAAGACTTACAAATCAAACGGTGCAGTGATCGATAACACGACACTGGATAAGGCCAATGTCCTGGACTGGTTCGATGAGCAGATGGCCATCATGGATGATCTTTCTGTTCCTCAGGAAGGCAGAATCCTTTATGTTACATCCGCGTTTAACAAGCTCTTAAAGAGTGCGGAAGGAATCACGAGAACATTTAGCGTCGGTGCAGCAGGCGTGATCGACCGCCGGGTGCATACTCTCGATGATGTAAAACTTAAAAACGTGCCGTCTGCGCGCTTCAAGACAAAGTACGACTTCACGAATGGCTGTGTGGCAGCAGGAGCAGCCAAACAGATCAATTCGATCCTGGTACATCCGAGTTGTGTGATCTCCCGTGATAAGTACGCCTACATGAAGTTATTTACTCCGGGAACAGACTCCAGAACTGCAGATAAGTATGTATACCAGAACCGCTACTACACAGATACATTCCTGATCGAAAACAAAGCCTGCGGCGTTGCGATCAATGCAGAGGCAGAAGGGTAGGGAAGAATATGACAGCAGAAAAGGCGAATAAAGTCTATATGATCACCGAGGAACAGATGGAAGCGTATCGCACAGAGGGCTATGATATCCGCGATGATCATGGAAGAATCGTTGCATATGGAGCTGGAAAGAGTGTCCCGTATGAAGAATACGCGAAAGTTTGTGCTGAAAACAAGGGACTGAAAGAGGCACTTGAAGAGTACTGTAAGATCGAAGCAGAGGCTGTACAGGAACAGGCAGCAGAGGCTCCGGCGAAAACAGCAGGAAAGAAGAAAGCGAGTGAGTAGTATGGCATACGAACCATATGTGACAAAGGAATACTACCAGACCGAATATGGCGGGGAGACCGTGCCGGAGGAGAAGCTGACAAAAGCCCTCCGGCAGGCGTCCCGTCACATTGATTCCCTGACCTACAATCGGATCGTAGGCCAGGGATTTTATAATTTGACAGAGTTTCAGCAGGAAGTTATCCGCGAAGTCATATGCCAACAGGCAGACTTCGAGACGGAGAACGCAGATGAGATCGACACGATTCTTCAGAGCTACACGATTAACGGCGTGACCTCTCAGTTTGGAAGTTCCTGGAATGTGTTTACAGATAAGGGAGTAGCCATGAAGCGCGATGTGTACACTCTGTTGTGTCAGACGGGGCTGTGCTGCCGGTTAGCGAGGTGAGACGATGAAATACCCATGTTTGGTACCGAAACGGCTGTGCAAGACGCCTGTGCACGTCCAGCTGGAATCTGAGGAGCTCAATAACCTCGGAGAACCGAAGCATCTGGTCGAAGCAGACTTGATGTGCAACTTCCAGGACCGTGCGAAGACGATCCTGACAGCTGAGAAGAAGCTGGTGCAGATCACGGGAAGCGCACTGTTCCCGGGGGACATCGCTCCGGATATGCCGACATTAAGCGGCGGGACACTGACGGTATTTGGAGAGGAGCGCCGGATCGAACAGGGATGCAAGAACAGGAACCCGGATGGAACGGTGAACTTCTGCAGTCTGGAGGTGGTCTGATGGAAGTGAGATCAACGGTAAAGTTAAACTGGCCGCGGATCCGGCAGCTGTCGGAGGCGGCGGTGACGGCGTTGGAGCAGACAGCAGAGGCATTACACACGGAAGTTGTGCAGGCCCAGGTCATGCCGTTCGACACAGGACACTTGGAAGAGGATGCGACGTTCATAGATTACAGTGAGTCTGCGAATGGAAAGGTATCTATCGTTTCCAGTACGCCGTATGCGCGCCGTCTCTACTATCATCCGGAATATCACTTCCAGAAGTACGAGAACCCGTTTGCAGGTGGAAAGTGGTTTGCTCCGTGGCTTCCGGGAGGTGCTAACGCAGATTTCGCACAAAACGCATTCAAGAGACTTTATAAGAAAGCAGGTGGTGTCTGATGCTGACATTACCGGAGATCCGGGATTGGATCGTGACTCTGGGAATCGCGGAAGATGAGAACGTCTATCTCGGCAAGCTGGACAATAAGAAACAGAAGTCGGTCGGCGTATATGGCCGCGCATCCAGCGGTCCACCGCATACCGCACTGGGCGGTCTGGAACATACGACCTATGATACCAGACCGATCTCCCTGCTGGTCCATTGGACTAAGAGCAAGGGAGAGAGCGAAAAGGCGGCATATGGATTATTTAACAAGTTAAGAGAGATAACCAGACTGACCATCGGGGAGACTCCGATCCGGTATCTCTGCCTGATGGTCCCTGAGCCCCAGGACGTGGGGACGGATGACAGCGGGATATATGAGTATGTGATCTGGCTGGATCTTATCTATCAGAGAAAGTGAGGACGAAAAAATGGATGGTACAGTAGGAAAAGTGTACCCGGTACACAACAATATTTTTAAATTCGGCACCAAAGGACAGGAGAGCCTGGACGAAAACATGGCGATGCCGTCAGACCTTGAGAACTTCTCTCCCTCCATTGATGGCACTGTGGAAGAGTGGTACGCAATGGATGCAGCCGGTTGGGCGAAAGCCGCAATGACCGGAAAGAAACTGAGCTTTAGCTTTAAAGGCAAGAGATCCGTGGGAGATGCAGGAAACGATTATATTGCAGGACTCGCATGGAAGTTCGGGCAGGACGTTATGACAAAATTCGAATGGACAATGGTCTCTGGTGCAAAACTTTCCGGCATCGTGGTGATCAACGTCACGACCCCGGGCGGCGGCGATACTACAAATCTGGATACGTTGGAGTTTGAGGCGGTATTCTATGGAAAACCGACATTCACGGCGGCAGCAACATTATAAGGAGGAGTGAAGATGGCAAGAGTAGTAGATATTACAAGTAAGCTGGAATTTGATGGAAACCCGAAGCTGAAGATTAAGGATAAGGAGATCGAGGTGAACGCGGATGCGCCGACCATGTTAAAGGTCATGAACTTGGTGGGGGATGATCCGACACCGAAAGATATCATCGAGCTGTATAAGCTTATTTTCCCGGAGGAGTCCAGAAAAATACTGGATGGCATGAAACTGAGTTTTGCGAACCTTATCACCGTGGTAGAAGTGGCGGTGAGCATCATTTCAGGAGATACAGACACATCGGGAGAGCACTGACCCGTACTACGACCTGTTTGAGGACTGGGATCTGATCATTTCCAGTTTTCTCTCGCAGTACGGGTTGAGAATCCGAACGAAGGAATTTGAGACGGTATCCTGGGATGAGTTTAAGTCACTGCTGGCCGGGCTGTCCCCGGATACCGCTTTGGGGCGTGTAGTAGCCATCCGATCCGAGACGGATAAGGAAGTGATCAAGCATTTCACGACGGATCAGCGCCGAATTTACGATGCATGGCGGGAACATAAGGCCGATAATATGACGGAAAAGAACTATGACCGTGAGATGGTTGCTCTGGAGCAGATAATGGCTCAGATGTTTGGAGGCGGTAAAAATTGAAAAAGTAAAGCAGGAGAAAGTCCGGTGCCCATACTGTGGGCATCCGGTCAATGCGAATCGATCCGAGGACGCCAAGTGCAGGGGCGTCTTTTTTAAATGCAAGAATAAAGACTGTAAAAAAATATTTGAATTAAGAATCTAAGACGCTGTGCCGATGTGCCTGTCTTAAAAGGCAGGTGATAGGTATGGCGGCTGACAGTGTTGGTCAGATCGGGCTGGATCTGGTCGTCAATAAAGGAACATTTGAGAAGCAGATGACGGGGATCCAGGCACTTGCAAAGAAAGCAGGTGCCTCCTTGGCAGCCGCGTTCGCTGTAAAGAAGATTGTAGATTTTGGAGCAAAGTGCATTGAACTCGGATCCGACCTTGCGGAGGTCCAGAACGTCGTCGACGTTGTGTTCCCGCGAATGAATCAGAAGATCAATGAGTTTGCAAAGAATTCCGCAGCTCAGTTCGGACTGTCGGAGACGATGGCAAAGCAGTTCACAGGAACCTTCGGAGCTATGGCGAGGGCATTTGGATTCGGTGAGCAGCAGGCGTATGAAATGGGAACGACGCTGACCGGTCTGGCGGGCGATGTGGCATCTTTCTACAATATCAGTCAGGATGAAGCGTACACAAAGCTGAAAGCGGTATTTACCGGCGAGACGGAGAGCCTGAAGGATCTGGGCATCGTCATGACGCAAACCGCATTAGACAGCTATGCTCTGGCAAATGGATTCGGCAAAACGACGGCGAAGATGTCCGAGGCTGAAAAGGTTGCCCTGCGGTATAAATTTGTGCAGGATCAGCTGACCTCTGCGGCCGGGGACTTTTCGAGGACTTCCGATGGATGGGCAAACCAGGTAAGAATCCTCAAATTGCAATTTGACAGCCTGAGGGCAACAATCGGACAGGGATTGATCAATGTTCTCTCTCCGGTACTCAAGGTGATCAACACGATCATCGGGAAGCTGATGACTCTGGCGAATGCGTTCAAGGCATTTACGGAGCTGATATCCGGAAAGAAATCATCCGGTGGAGGAGTCTCTGCGGCAGCAGCAGGAATGGAGGCAGTCGCCGCGGCATCAGACAAAGCAGGATCCGCAGCATCAGGAGCCGGAACTGCGGCAAAGAAGGCTGCCAAGGACATGAAAGGCATGTCAACGGGGATCGATGAGCTGAACATAATCAATTCTTCAGACAGTTCCGGAAGCGGAAACTCCGGCGGCGGAGCCGGTGGGGATTATGGTGCCGAAGACATCGACATGGGATCCCTCGCCGAAGGAACCGATGAGATCGACAGCCGTTTGGACAGTATCCAAAAGAAGATCAATGACCTCCGACAGTCTTTCATGAACGGATTCTGGAACGGGTTCGGCGATACAGCAGTTTTTGATGATGTTCAGAGGTCTGTTGACGGAATTCGGGAGTCCGTTAAGGGCATTTTCGGGGATCCGGAGGTAAAACGGTCCGCAGATGAGTTTGCGGCTACTGCGGCGAACAGCCTTGGGAAGATAGCCGGATCGTTCGGATCTATCGGGATGTCGATTGCGGACAACCTTCTCGGGGGACTGAACCAGTATCTGCAGCAGAATACGGACCGGATCCGGGGTTATATCGTTTCCATGTTCGATATTGGAAGCAGTATTGCGGAACTTTCTGGAAACTTTGCGAAGTCGTTTGCTGATATTTTTTCGGTCATTCGAAGTGATTCAGCGAAGCAGATCACAGCGGATATTTTAGGCATATTTACAGATGCCTTTATGGGAGTTACTGAGCTTGGAGGGAAATTTGTCAGAGATTTACTCCAGGTGATTTTAAAACCAATATCAGATAATTCAGACCAGATCAAGCAGAGAATCCAAGGCTTGATGGACGAACTGGAACCGAAGTTTACAGCATTTAGGAAGATCCTGGGAAGCCTTTGGGATGGCTTAAACACTGCCTATGATGTAATTGCTAAACCGGTGTTTGATGCATTTACGCAGGCACTCTCAGGAGTTGTAGATTGGCTTACACGAACACAAAGAGATTTTGATACAGCGACGGCGCTTGTAGGAGGATTTTTCGCAGCCTGGCAGATATCAAAACTGGGTGAATTCATCATCAATGCCGGAGGAATCATCTCGATGCTTTCCGGTATGGCAGCGGGCTTTACGGCAAATGTAACCGCAATTGTTTCTCATACGGCAGCCTTACTTGCCGACAGGATGGAAACAATGGCTATAGTTGCGATGTATGCGAAAGACTTTATCGTGACTATGGCTCAGGGAACTGCTACATTAGTAAAGCAGGCGGCCCAGTTTGCGACAAATACAGCAGCTAAGATCGCAGATACCGTGGCGCAGAAGGCGATGACGGTCGCAACAACAGCGTGGAATGCTGTGTGTACGATTGCGACAACGGTTACGACAGCGTTGGGAGCGGCGATTGCATTTTTAACAAGTCCGATTGGCTTGGTCATTATTGCTATAACAGCACTGATTGCAGCAGGAGTTCTTCTATATCAGCATTGGGACACTGTAAAAGAATATGCGGAAAGAGCCTGGGATGCAATTAGAAAGACTATCAGCAATGCCATAGAGTCTGTAAAGACCTTTGTATTGAACCGTTTACAGCAGATCCGATCTACATGGGAAAACTCTTGGAATGTTATCAAGACCTTTGGCGAAAATTGCTGGAATAGCATAAAGGCGCTTGCAGAGAGCATCTTTACTGCTATCAGCAATAAGATCGCAGAAGTCTGGAATTCCGTGAAGTCGAAGACTGAGCAGATCTGGAGCGGAATCCGTACCACGGTATCGACCATTACCGAAGGAATTCGTGATAAGATCACGGCGATCATGACGGCGATCAAGTCCGGGATCAGCACAGCACTGGATGGCATCAAGGACAAATGGACCAGCGTATGGAGCGGCTTAAAGGAGAAGACCATCAGCATCTTTGATGATATCTGGAGCGGAATCCGTGGAGCGATCAACAGCATTCTTTCCGGAGTCGAGAAGATGGCAAACGGAGTTGTGAAGGGCGTCAACAAGATGATAGACGCACTGAATAACCTGAGCTTTGACGTGCCGGACTGGGTGCCGGGAATCGGCGGTGAGAGCTTCGGTCTCGATATTCCGAATATGTCCACGGTAAAACTCCCAAGACTGGCGCAGGGCGGCTTTGTGAGGGCAAATACACCGCAGCTTGCAATGATCGGAGATAACCGGCATTACGGCGAGATTGTAGCACCGGAGGATCGTATGCAGGCAATGGTAGACCGTGCCGTGGCACTCGCGTCCGGAAACAATATGAGTGACCAGTATCTGGCACTTATGGTGGATCTCCTGAAGCAGATCATCAACCTCATCGAGGCGATGGACCTGACAGTCAAGATCGACGTGCGGGATATCAAGAAGAAGCTGACAGAGCTGGATAAGAGGACTGGCTACACACTGAAAACGACATAAGGAGGCGGGAACATGGCAGTGATCACGATCAACGGGCGGGAATTTCCCGCCCCAGATATCGGAGCGAATTTTGTAGTAGCAACGAACGTATCAGACGGAAAAAATGCTCTGGGAGAATTCGTAGGGCAGAAGGTCGGCCGGGATCAGCATAAGGTAGACAGCTTACAGTGGAAGTTTCTGGATGCTGAGATGTGGGCCGCGATGCTTCAGGAATTCGATAAGTTTGTGGTGACGGCGAAGATCCCGGACATGGTACATAATTGTTTCCAGACGATCCGGATGTACCCCGGAAATCGGACGGCCACGCCGATCGAGTTTGACGCTGACGGGCTTCCGACCAGATACCAGGACTGCAAAGTGAATATTATCGATTGCGGGGTGATCGAATAATGCAGTCAGCAAGCAACGCATACAAAGAACACATGAAGGGAAGCTTCCGGCTTCAGGGATATATCCGGGTATCAATCGGATTGATCAATCAGGAGGCACAGGCATCTGCGTATGTGCCGGATCACGACAAGTACACCTACTACAGCAGCTTTAAGATGCCGCTTGACAATTATAAGGTGGAAGAACTGTATGCGACGTGTGACCAGAATTACAGCGTTGTAGACGGCAGCATGTACTTTCTTCCCCGTACAAGGGCGGACGTGGTGCTGAATCAGGGGCTTGTCAGTGAACCACTTCTGGGACCTATCGAGATCCGGCTTCCGGAGGCTCATGATATCAAAGGAGTCACGATAGACTTTGGAAAAGCCTATCCGGTTGATTTTACAATTGAATCGGATAATCACACGGTCACAGTGACTGGGAACACCACGGCGGCATTTACCACGGATGAGTTGTTTATTGGAGCGACATTCTTGAGATTCACACCGATAAAGATGGTAAATGGACAAAGTCGGTTCAGGCTCCAGCAGATCACACTGGGTATCGGAATTTATTTCGGAAATCGCGAGATCTTATCTGCCACGAAAAAGGAGCATATCAGTCCAATTATGGAGGAACTGCCGACTCTGGACATGGATCTGACGATCAACAACAAGAACCGCGTTTGGGATATTGAGAATTCAGAGTCCGCGGTGAACTATCTGGAAATCGGTCAGGAGATCACAGTGCTGTATGGTCAGACATTAGATGATGGCTCTGTGGAATGGATGCCGGGAGCAACCGCATATCTTCGGGAGTGGTCAGCTGATGATGAAGAAATGAGTTTCACAGCGTCGGATCGTTTTGAAGACTTGATGGGGACGTACTATGGCGGGATCCTGCATTCGGGAGGAATCAGCCTGTACGACTTAGCGGTCGATGTACTGGAAGATGCGGGAGTTGACCGGCGCGATTACTGGCTGGATACCTACTTAAAGGATATTCTGGTAGAAAATCCCATGCCTGCGGTGTCTCACCGGGAGGCTTTGCAGTTGATTGCAAACGCCGGAAGGTGTCTTCTTTATCAGGATCGGACCGGAAAGATATTCATGGGATCCAGTTTCAATCCAGATGCCATGGCAAAATCAGACAATGAAACCTATTACAGTAATGCGGCCGGAGTCCTGCAGCGTGGATCCAGAAGAGCCTACGCATCACCGGCGCGAGATTATACGGATGTAAAATCAACAAGATACTTTTTACCCCGTCAGGCTTCGGAAGAAATCAGCACGGGCTATATATCAGAACAGGTGGCGGCAACAGACGGCAGCTTCACGGAAAATCCGTCTCTGGAGATCGACATGGAAGCAGGCTATAAATGCTTTGGGATCACGCTGGAATTCGGCCAGAATCCGCCTAAGAAGATGATCATTCACACGTATCTTGCAGGAGTGCAGCAGGAGTCTTATACAATCGCGAAGCTGGATGAGACTATTACAGTAAACCATGAATTTCCGGAATTTGACCAGATGATCATGGAGTTTACAGAGGGAACACCATATAACCGCGTGATCCTCGACAATGTGATTTTCGGAGATAGTACCGATTATGAATTTCAGTATGGCGAAGAACTGACGAAAACGCCGAAGGGCACACAGTTGGCAAAAGTGAGGGAACTGCAGGTAGTACGCACGATTTACGGACCGAGCAGTGAAGCAGCGAAAGAACTCACGAGGGAAACGATAGCGGTATCAGCATTGGATAACCGATATACATTTTACTTTTCGAACGCTTCATATGACCTTGCATGTGCAATCACGGACGCACAGGAGGGGCAGACGGCGAAGATTGTAGAATCAGGGTGTTACTTTGCGACCGTGGAGCTTTCCAGGGTATCGGGAGCCTGTGAGGTCATCGTATCGGGAAAAGAGTACATGACATCTCAGGCGAAAGTAAGCCGTCAACTTGGCACAACAGGAACGGTAGAAACCTGGGAAAATCCTCTGGTATCCGATATCGTTCATGCAGCGGATCTGGCGGACTGGATCGGGGACTACATGAAAGCGGACCGGGAATATGATCTGAGCTATCGTGGGGATCCGCGGATTGACGCGAACGATTTGGCATATCTGGAAAACAAATATGTATCAGGGCTGTTGCTCCGAATTTACGAGCATACGCTGAATTTTAACGGAGCATTCTCCGGATCAGTAAAGGCAAGGAGGGAAATGGGATATGTGGCAGACTCCTAAGACAGATTGGAAGGCCAGTGACTTCATGAATATCGAGGATTATAACCGGATCAAAAATAATCTGAATGAACTCCGGGATATGTCCAGAGAATTGTGGAAAGAGTTTCCTTTTGAGGAGATGGGTGAGGATAAGACGTATACAGATTACGGTTTTTACGCTGATGAGATCAACCGGTTTGAGGCGAATGTGGACCATATTTGTGAAGGAACATATCCGTTTGATGTGGGAGTGCGGAAAACCTATCAGGATAACCAGCCGTTTATCACATGGGAGGAGCTGAACCGGATCGAATCGGCATGCCTCATCATGCACAATAATTTCACCGGAGCACTTGCGGGAAGAAAGTCTTTGGCATTCACGTTGGGAGGAGGTGATTTCAGATGTTAAAGACTGATTACAAGGATGATCTCTTTGAGGGAGAACGGAAATATAAAATGACAACGGATACGGAAGGGAAGGTTACATTAAAGGATGAGACCACGTACACCCAGAAAGGTACGAGCTTCGGAGCACTGGATATGAATAATACCAACACGGCAGTAAACAGGCTGTATGGGGAAAAATCAGTGACGCTGACGGGGGCAGGATGGACAAGTACACCGCCGTATGCGCAGACAATTAAGGTTGAAGGAATGCTGGATACGGACCGCCCATTCATTGAGTGTGCGGCTGATATAACATCAAAAGCAGAGAAGACAAGGCTTAGAAAAGAATGGGACAAAGTGGATCGTATTGTAACAGAAGAAGGGCAGTTTACGGCGTACTGTAATTTCGAAAAGCCATCCATGGATCTGCCTCTGAAGATTAAGGGGGCATAAGGATGTGGACCATAATTGGAGGAATCCTTGCGACAGCCAGCCGGATTGATGAAGGTGGCGGAGATAAGGATCTTAATATCTATCTTACGGACAATGCAGGGGTTCAGCTGGTGGACAATGATGGAGTTTACTTGACCTGTGGAAAGGAGACAGAATGAGCGAAACAAAGACAAAAAACCTGTGTACGGTACCGGCCGCAGATCTGACGGACAGCCCGTATTTTATTGCTGAAGACGGCGGAGAACTGAAACGTATACCGAAGGCGCAGGTGGTGCTTAAAAAGTTGGAGAATATGCTTGCAACGGATACGGAGAATCTGGCAGGAGGTGGAGAGGTCACTGCCCAGGAACTTCTTGATGCGCTTGCAGAACAGGTCGCGAACAAGCTATTGGCGAAATCTCAGGTTGTCAATAATCTTCTGGCTACAGTGGAAGGAAATCCGCTGGATGCCACACAGGGGAAGGCGCTGAAGGATCTGATTGATACGACTAATAACAATTTGAGTAAATTTGGAAATCTCCGCTTTCTCACCGCAAACACTTTTGCAGATGCCTGGAATAAAGCAGAGGCAGGATATACCTACTTTATTGATATTACAAGCAATACTGATCCGCCTACAACCACAGCTAATCGCTGGTTCGGTCAGATGTGGAAAAACGACACTGGCAAGTATGGCTGGCAAGTCGCATGGTCATTTAATGGAACCATTTATAAGCGCGAGCGTAATAATTCAGACGCCTGGACAGATTGGAATACTTATGCGCTAAAGTCGGATTTAGATAGCAGTAAACTCAAAAGTATGACATTTACTGCGATGTCCGATGAGTATGCCCAAATTGCCATAGGGAATCCTGGTATACTAATATGTGCCGTGTCCAATAATTATCTATTAGCGCGACAAGATAATGGTGTATGTAGAGTGATTGGAGATATAAGGAACAATGAATTGTCCTTTAAAAGAAATGTCAAAGTATCAGGTATTGCGTTTTATGTATGATCATTTAAATGAACATGTTCCATTAACTTGGAGTCGGATTTGACAGCACTAATTGTTACAAATTGTTATTAACATACCATTTTCCCGGGGTCGGGGACATGGTGATGATTTTGTTGATGTCAACAAAACGATGTTTAAGTCCAGTACCATTTCGGTGATTACACCGTGATGGTTCTTTTTTTACCTGTAGACAAGCCCATGCCAGGGCTATTGTTTATGCCCATAAGGAAGGGCAGAAAGGAGTTCATATGAACAAAGATAAATTGATCCTAAAGGATGGCTCAACCATCGAACTGGAGGCGGGAGCTTCTCTCACAGCGTTGCAGATAATCTGCCAGTCTGCTGATGATGTGATCCCGTTATGGAAAGGACTTACCCAGGAGAATCTTCAGGAGGTCACAGTGAAGAATGGTGCGGATCTTATTGTCGGTGTTTATTCTGAAATGGTTCTTATAGAACCTCATATTCAGGCTACAGAACAGGAAGATGGCACCGTGAAGGTTCTCTTCGGTTTACGGGAGAAAACTGCCGAAGAGAAGCGTCTGGATGCCTTGGAAGAGGGACAGGTGACACAGGATGGAGCCATCAAAGATCTTGGAGAGGCGACAAGTGACCTTGCAGAGCAGATGGAAGGAGTGACAGCGTAATGGCGAGATTTTATGGAATGTGTATTAAGGCAGGAGAAATGACACTTGAAGAGGTGCCAAAGCTTTGGAGGAAAAAGACAGAGAAGTGGCTTCAGGAGAATAAGAAGGAGGAATAAAAGAGTGGCAGATGCGTATTTAGTTAAGCAAGGAGCCGCCGGATCCGGATCAGATGAGTGCACAGCCAATCGTAAACATGTCCTTGCCCCGTATACAGCTATCACAGGAGATTCTGGAGACGATCCAACAACAGGAACAATGTTAGATCAGTCTGGCTGGAAAAAGACCTTAGCAGCAGGAGAGTCTGTAACGGTTCCGGGAGGATATCACGATGGAAAGGGAACCGTAACGGCAAAAGACCTTGCAAGCCAGACCGGTGGAACCGCGGCAGACTCAGACATAAGAAAAGGCAAGACAGCGGTTGTTAATGGTAAAACGATTACAGGAACACAGGAAGATCGCGGTGCATGGTCCAGTACGGGACTTTTAGCAGGGCAGTCTGTTACCATTCCGGCTGGAATACATAATGGATCAGGCAAAATTACAACAGCAAGCTTGGCGAGCCAAACTGCCGGCGCGACAGCAGAGGATAAGTATGTAAAAAAAGGGTTGAAGTATTGGAAAGATGGGGTACTTCGGACTGGGACGATGGAAATTCAGTCTGCAATATCTTTTAGTGCTGCCGCTCTCTCTCATAATACGATCCGTGTCAGCTGGAAGAACCCGGCAAAGGGACCGTGGGAAGGTATCCGCATCCAGATGTCTACTGACGGAACACCGGGGGCGAGCGGCGGAACAAGGGTTTACACTGGGGCTGGAAGCAATCCGAACCAAGCTAATGGGAATAACTATGCCGATATTACCGGATTGAAGCCACTTACAAAGTACTATTTTTCCTGCACCAGCTTTTGTACGGGACTTGATGATGGAATACAAGCAGATGTTAGCGCGACTACTACCCATGTATATCTATACAATAGGGGAAACAATATCGCAGGAATTTCTGTTAGTGATGAATACACTTACAATGGGGGAATTACATTTGCATCAAATGCCATTGTTTATAGTCAAGTTGGATCCAGTCCTTGGACGGGCGGAACATTGGTAACTAATGGTAAGTGGGATCTTAGCGCATTTTCTAAATTTAAAATGAGATGCAAAATCTCATCAGCACGTTATGATCGATTTTACGTGAATGTTTTTGGAAAACAAAACAGCGACTTTGATCTTTTGGCAAATGATAAAGTTAGTCTGTCATATAGTGAGATGGTTTATGAGTCCGATTTAAGAAGTGCGGCAAAGAGCTTTAATGATCGCATTTATTTCCAACTGTATAGCGCAAGTAGTGGAAGCGCAGTATCTGGTATACTCGGAGAAATTTATGAGATTTGGCTTGAATAAAGGAGAAAATCATGAATGATATTGCATTATGCCATACAAATCTCCAGAAACAGCGACATTTATTAAATTTTAAAAGATGAAAATTTATAAAATTAGAGAAAGAGAGTGATAATCATGACAAAAACCTTCATTGATCGCTACAATGCTGTAGCAGGCTCAGTAGTGATGATTTTAACATTAATTTTCGGAACCTACTGGTACGTTTTTGCGGGCTATTTGCTCTGCAATATTCTGGACTGGCTTACTGGATGGTATAAGTCGAGAAAACTGGGAAAAGAAAGCAGCAAGGCGGGATTGAAAGGAGCGGCGAAGAAAGTAGGCTACTGGATCATCATTGCCGTCGCATTTTTGATTCCGGCATTGTTTATTCATCTTGGAAAAGATCTTTTAGGAATTGATCTGGGATTTCTGGTATTACTGGGCTGGTTTACATTGACCTCGTTGCTTGTAAATGAAATCCGGAGCATCTTGGAAAATTTAGTGGAGTGTGGATATAATGTGCCGGAGTTTCTGATCCGAGGACTGGCGGTGACGGAGAAACTGATTCATGTCGGGGTAACGATTCCGGAAGATCACGATTGATACCAGAGTTGCACCGGTGCAACAACCCGGAAGTATATTCTTCCGGGTATTTTTATAGTGGAAAATATAGAAAGAGGATAAGATTATGATGAAAGCAATGTTATCTCAGCCGATGGCTGGAAAAGTAGAGGAGTGATCATATGAGAGACATTACCTTATGCCATCCACGACTCCAGAAGCTCGCGGCGGCACTTGTGCAGAAATGCGCAGAACAGGGCTTGAAGATCAAGATCGGCGAGACCTTCCGCACTGTGGCGGAGCAAGACGCATTTTATGCCCAGGGAAGAACAAAACCGGGCAACAAGGTGACGAACGCTCGCGGATCCAGTTACAGTTCCTTCCACCAGTGGGGGACGGCCTTTGATATCTACCGGGCTGACAGCCGTGGCGCATACTATGACGCTGACGGTTTCTTTTCCCGTGTAGGTGCGATCGGAGTTTCCCTCGGACTTGAGTGGGGCGGTAACTGGAAATCTATCCCGGACAGGCCACACTTCCAGTTGCCAGACTGGGGATCATCGACGAGCGGGATAAAAAAGAAATTTAAGA